GCAGCCCGTCGCGCCCGACGAAAGCCGATTGCTTGCCGAGCACCACGCCCGCGCAATCGCCGTCGCCCGAGTCGCGAACGATAATGTCCCCGCGTGTGGCGAGCGATAATGCAACTTCGCGGAAGCTGAGCGGAGTCAGCGCCCGCGCAACCATTGCGGCAAGCCCGCCGCGCCGTTTAATGATGCGTCGAGCGCCTAGCGCAGAATCGTATTTGCCGCGCAAATCAGCCGCAGGGTCTAGATCAGTAGCAAGGCGCACCCAATCGGCCGCAAACAGGCAGCAATCGGCCTTTCCCCACGTAAACGGAACCTCGCGCCGTTCCTCGATGTAGGCGGTCAGCAGGGTCGGCCAATTCTCGGCGCGTTTCATGGTTACTCGTTGTCCAGCGCGGTCGTCTCGCCGCCGCCGTTCCAGTTGCTCCCGTTCGTGTGGTTCTGATTGCCCCAATAAATCGTCTTCTCTTGGATCGCGTTGACGAACTCAAGCCCGAGGTCGGGCATCGTGATCGAAGCGTAGGTAGGGAAAAGTGTTTGCTGATCCTCGTCGGTGTATCGGATTTCGCGCGTGCGCTTGAAATCGATCAGCTTGTTTTCCGCGCTCATGGTGATGAGCGATGACTGTCCGTCGTCCGAGATTTGCATCACGTCCATTCGACCAGAGAACACGGTGATGGGCGAAGAGATCAAACCGGCCGTCGGTGAAAGCGCGCCGAACATCACCGAGCACGTCCGGCCCTGATAATCCTCGGTGAGCGCGTCGTAGACCATTGCGGTGGGTACGCCGGAAAGCTGCATCGTGATGCCGCGCGCCGAAAGGTCGGTCGTCTCCTGCACCGGAGAAATGGTGCCAAGCGTGCCAAGACCTAGGTAGCCAATGCCGTTGTAGGTCAGCGTCCCGTAGCCGGTCCAAAGATAAAGCGGCGTCGAGAAGTCGAGCTGCGCCATCAGGATCGGCGAAAGCTGCGCGGTCGTGACTTCCGCCACCATGTCGGCCGAGATCGTGCGGCCTGCGGTTGTTATGCTCATGTGGCAACGTCCTCCATAATCGAAAAGTTGACGCCGTAAATTGAGGCAAGGTCGATTGACCACTCGGTCTGCGGCGAAGCCAAGCGGAAGACGCCCTTTGCGTTTGCGTAGGTGATCGGCGTGCTTGCGGCGTAGCTTGAACGAAGCACCGGGAACACCTCAACCGACGACGAGGAATTGACCTGCACGACTTTGTAAAGGCTCGTCGAGATTTGGAGCCAGTCGCCCAAAGCGAACGATCCGGTGGCGCCGGAAAATGTCAGCGTGCTCGAGTTTGCCGTGGCCGTTGTCACGGTGAGCGTCCCGGTGACGCCGCCTCGGTTCAGCGGGTTAGCGTAGTCTTGAAAATAGAACGTGCCGCGATGCGCCGCCAAGAGAAACGAGATGACCGCCTCGGCATCGGCACGCACCATCGGCGGACATTCAACGGAGCCCATCCACGCCTGACCTGGCCAGTTGTATTGCTGAACCTGCATCGTGAACGGCGAAAGGTTCCGCGAGACCGACGAAACGCCGGTGAAGCTGAGACGGCTCGCGCGAAACGGCGAAGGAGGCGTGAGTGGGTAAGTGATAGCCATGATGCTTTGCGATTAAGCGAACGCAGCGCGGTAAGAGCCGCCGCGCCGAACCATGTCTGGGATCTCGGCCTTGAGCCGCTTGCGCTCTTGGTCGAGGATCGGCACGAGGTCCGAGCGCGAGACGCCGGACGCGATGTTGTAGGTGATGTTTACCGACGAGCCGCCTTTGCCGCTGCCACCGCCCATCGCGCCATTAGGCACGATGCTACCAGACGAGCCAGGAACGAAAAGCTCGGGCCCTTTCTCGCCGACCATGTACGCGCTGCCGGCGCCAACGGGACCGCCCTCGGCTCGGAATCCGGCGAAAATGCTTCCGACCGCGGAAGCCAGCGGTTGCGTTATTTGCTGGCGAAACACGAGGCGAATCAGGTCTTGCGCCAAGCCCTTGAGAACTTCGCGCAGATTTTCGCCGGATATGACGGCATCCTCGAATCCTTGCGCGATAATTTGCCCAGCCTCCATCGCCAGCTTTTTATCTTCAGCAACCAACGGAATAAGCCTGCCGTAAATCCCCGTGATCTCGTCGAGTATTTTCGCGCGCTTCTCTGAGTCGTTCAGGGAGGTGGCAGATAAATCCTGCATCAGCTGACTTTCGCGGGCGCGAAGTCCAACGATCTTTTCGGCGGCCGAGACCTCTTCGCCGTAGAGCTTGCTTTGAGCTACGCCAAACGCCTCGAGCGATTTCTTGTAGTTCTCGTTAACCGAGAAAAGCGTTTGCGCGATTTGGACCTCAAGCGCCTTGGCCTTGTTGATTTCTTGCTGATACTTGAGCGGATCAGACGCTTTGATCGCGTCGGCATTTTCGCGAATCTGCGCTGCTCGTTTCCTTGCCATGTCCGCGTTTTGAGTTTCACCGCCTCCGATGTTCTTCATCTGCTCGTCGAGCATTGCAGCTTCATCATTCGCAATCTTGAGCGCATCGGCGACGCGCGTGATGCGAATCTCGGCCGCCTTCCCGGCAATGTCCCCGCCGGTAAATGCGCCGGCCAATGCAGCCGCAGCAAGCGCAGCCGTGGTTTGGAGCTTCATCGCGGCTTCGTCGGCAAATCCCGTGGCGATTGTCAGCTTGTCCAAATCCTCCGAAGTGAGCCCAAGCTTTTTCGCGTTCCTCTCCGCGTCTTCAAGAAATGCGTCGAGTCGTTTAACGCCACCGACCGCCGCGCCCAATCCAAAGAAACTAGCAATCCCAACACCAACCTGCTTTGCCGTCGCGTGCATTTTCTGCAAACGATTCTGCACGCTCGCAAACGCCTGCGCCGTCTCGTCTGCCGCCCTGAGCTGGAATGTTGCGCTAGCCATTTGGTTTGTTGAGTTTGTTCTGGTGGTCTATGTAAGCGAGCCAGCCGTTCAATTCTTGAACCGGCATGGCTGCGACTTCGTGCGCGAACTTCCCGAGGCGATCCGCAATAGCATAAACGGCGAGGAAGTCGGAAGCCTCCCCGCCGTGGATCAGTTTTTTAGCTCTTCAACCGCGGGCGCCTCCGTCGAGATAATGGCGTTGGCGACGCGCGCAACGATGTTACTGTCGGCCTTGTTCAAGAGCGTCGGCTTGTGGTCAATGTCGAAGAGCTTCTTCCCGTCGGCGTCGGCCGCTTTTAGGATCAGAATGTCAACGAGCAACTCCATGTCGCTCTCGCGGCTCTTGCGATAGAGCTTGTTTTTCTCCGCGAGAGTGACCGGCGTTGCGTAAACCGTGAGCTTCCACTCGGGCACCTCAATTTTTTTGGTGCCGAGTGAAGCGAAATGTTCCCGAACAAGGTCGATTGCGTCCATGCGCCTCTTTAGACTGTCAAAGTCGAGAGCGCGCCGTTGCCTTCGATGGAGATGGAGCCCTCGACCATTCCGTCGAAAGCCGCGGTGATGTCGAACTTCGTGACAACGCCGCCGCCAGAGTAGTAAGTCGAAGTCGCCGTGATGCCCATCGGATAAAGGTTCACAGTCACGGACGAGCCGATGGAGCAAAGCACCTGGCCGGCGTCGATCGGGTCCCAGTAAACGGAGCCGGACACGTTCCAAGTTTTCATCGTTCCGCGCCGAGTGCGGTAGGTGTCGCCGATGACGGAATCTTCGACGGTATCGGACGAGTGCGAAAGCGAGTAGTTGCGCAGCTCGCCGACGGTGGTGGATGAGATTTTGACGACGCCAGAGCGTCCGAGTTGGTTGGCCATGTTATTCGGTGGTTAGGTAGATGCAGTTAAAAGTGTGCCGAGCGACGCCCCATCGTTTATCCTCGTCGGGTTCGATCACATAATCGACGGACGTTAAATGCGTGTCCCTGCAAGCGCCGCCTAGGGTCGGGTCTGCCAAGATTGCGGCCTCAACTGCGGCGGAGCCCGTGTCAAATAGGTCGTCAATGATGGTGGCCGAGGTCTGCGCCGTGAAATAATCGACCATGACTTGGAGCTGGCGAAACTGCTCGCCGCGGCCAATCGGCATCGTGCGAACTTC